TGTTCTCGGGTCGGTATAACTTGAATCCGTACTCGGTAACGGTGAGATACTCTTCCTGTTGAAGGTCCTTATTGAATTCCGAATACACAGTCGGCATCTGACGGAAAGCACCGACAACGGGGAGAGTGTCGCCAGGAGCAGCCGAGAACAGATAGTTCGGGACACCCGTGGTAACAGTCACACCGCCGATGGTCTCCGAAGAGATTGCAGGCAGGTAGTTGGAAGAATAAAGGTCAAACCCAAAGATATTCATTTCAAACTTAAAGCCCGTCTCGGCAGCGTCAGAAGTAATCTTCTGCCACTTAGGATCAGGAGTGATAAGGTTGATAAGGTTAGTTTGAGTTTGGAGAGTATAGATAACACTGGGGTCAACAATGCCCACAAGGTCACGCATAGGAACGTTAGCTTTCTTCATCGAGTACCTTGCAGCAGCAAAGTCCTGAAGAGAAATAGCTTGAGACGTACCCTGAGCAACCCAGCGGTGATTCTGACCGTTAATGCTATTAGCATTAGAAGCAGTTTGTCCGGTGTTAATTTTCGAGAGGATGTTAGTCTCAACACCTTCCATCAACACACGATGTTGTCGAGGGACAAATGCTGCAATAACGTCAGCCGAATAGAAACTGTCTCGCTTGAACTTCTCCGAGATAGCATTGGCAGAATAGACGTACTGGTCGAAGCTAAAGGTATAATTACCAGTGTTCATGCTATTGTATTTAATAGCCTGACCTTCGACGAAGTTGCTCTGCTCTGCTTCGCCGATGGACGGGATATTAATCGTCTGTCCATCCGGGAAGTCATCGAGAATACGGACCCACTTCATGGCAACCAAGTCATCTAACAGGAGCTCTTTTATGGTACGAGACCATATATTAGTCCTAATTAGATTATTGGTATTAGTGGTCATAAAACCAGCCATTTAAGGTCTCCAATAATCCGAAATGATTAAGTAGCTAATCCTCTTGGCTGTCTTTCCCAACGGTTATAATCACCATCGTAAAAGTCATCTCCAAGTTCAATAGCTGCTTGAGTCATTTCATTAGTTGTTTTAGGATCGCGATAAAGATTAGGATTTGTCTTCTTCAGATCTTGATAATAACTCCAGGTTTTCTTGGTTGGCCCTTTAGGAGCAAATCCTTGATTACGTGGAGGTGGAGAGAATGTGTCTCTTTTAGATTCATTCAATCCTAAGGTTCTGAAGACTAATTCAGGGGACTTCCTTGCTAGAGCATCGAAGTCTGCTTCTGATAATCCTATTTCATTTATCTGTTGCTTTACGGTAGAAGCATAATTATCTCCATACCGTTCTTTAAGTTTAGACATAACTTGATTGGAATTAGCTTCTTCCTTCTCTGCTGTTCTTATGGCAGAGAGACGAGAAGAAACTAGCTTATCAATCTCATTAGTATCTATGGGCTTTACTATCTCTTTCACTATGGGTTCGTTGTTACTTGCAGATTGCTGAGCTTTACCTTCTAATTGTCTTACAAGGTCTTCTAGCGTTGCCCTAGCCTGACTATCCTCTTTTTCTTTCAGTAAGTTAGATCGCATTTCGTCATTGCTTTGTTCTAACATTCTGATGTGGGTGTCAGCGTGATAATATGCCTTAGCTAGATCAGAAGCAGAAGGATATTTCTTTCCTTCTCCTACTAGATCAGCAAGGTAATCTTTATTGTCATCTGTTTGGTCTAAGATGCTCATTGTTTTGCTCCTTGGTCTCGGTTTAGCAGTTTTAGTAAGTCGTTTATTTCGGCACGTCTGCCTACTATAGACGCCATTTTGAATTCCCAACCAGCTGAGAAATCTTTCTCTTCATTGTCTAGTTGGATTAGTTTTTGCTTCAAGATATCTTCAAGTCTATTGAGAATATCATGAGCATTTCTAAATTGTTTCTTAAATTGATCTTTCTCTAGGTCAGTCTTTAAGTGACTAGTCCATAAGGTAATCATTGAGTAGCTAACAGACCTCCTGGTTCTGCGTTAGATGGAGGTTGTCGTTTAAGATCAAATGCTCCTACTCCACGTCCTAGAGTTGGCTGTTGCTGTCCATGTGCTCTATCTAGATCGTAATCACCATTCATACCTGTGGCAGTCATAGTCTGCTTCTGCATATTCTCTTCTAGAGCTTGCATGTTCATCTGAGCTTCTGCTTGTTCTGCTTGAGCAATGAATGGCGTGAATAGACCATAGTCTTTAAGATCTAGAATGTCTTCCATAGTCTTAGCTAGTTTAATACCTGAGAAGTGTGGTGCTATTGTCTGCCATATTGGAGAACCAGCTAGGTTAGTTAGGTTCTGAACTATCTGAGCTTTCTCTGCGAAGTTTCTAGCTGCCAGAGGTTTAAGTCTGCCTACGCCAGTAATGTCTTCTGCTGAGAGTTCTTGAAATGTAGCAATGTTATAATCATCATTGAATACTTTGATAGTCGTCGCTGTATCCATGTTACGCCTAGCTAGCTCTAACATAGCATTGAGTAGAGGCTCTATGATTTGCTCTTCAAATTGTGTAATCTTATTCTGGAAGATACGAGCAGCTGCGTTCTCTAGACGTTGTACTTCAAATGCTGTCTTCTCACCTGGGCTTCTGAAGCCCATAGCTTCTTTAGGAGCTCCTGCCATCTCTTCCATGAGATCGGCTAGATTCTTAATCTCTACGTTAGCTTGGAGAACATTAGTCTCTGGATTAACCAGTTCTACATCTCCTTCATCACCTACGAAGATCTTCTCTCCGGGCTGCCATACGAAGTCTTGAACGAATCCTTTGATCTTCTGTACAGGATATGTAACCAAGTCGAAGATATCTGCTTTCATATTCTCGACATGATCCATTCGATATTGCATACCTATAAGATTGTCGAGGGGTCCCATTCCCCACAGATTATCTTGTTTCTTTCTCCAGGAGAGATGGAAGATCGGTGGGAAGCCGAAGAAGCTAGGATTGGGTTTGTTCCCAATAAGCTTGTGTCGGTCAACCACGGTGATAACTCTGTTCTTCTGAAAGACATCGTTCTGATCGTCATACCAATCTCCGTAGAAGGTTAGAACCTCCACAAAATCTTGTAACAGATAGGCGCGGAAAGAAGTGAATCCGTCCATAGCATATAATCTATCTCTTTCAATCCAGTTCTGACCTTGGAATGTTCTGGCATGAAATCTAATCTTCTTTAGATAGTCGTATAGAGCTTCATACTCTGCTCTATTCTCATCATTAGACATACGCTCTAGAAGTTCTCTGAGTTCACCTAGAGATATGATTGATCTTACAATCTTAGGTGATCTAATGAAGTCTGGAGCTGTGGGATTCATTACTAGATCCAGAGGAGATATACGTCTTAAGGCAGGACCTACATAACCTGATTGAATCTTATCTGTTAATTGAACTCTCTGATCTAACCATTCGACTGTAGCAAAGCAATTGCCAAAGTCTATGTAGTCCATGAAGATCTTATCCATCTCAGTCTTGAAGTAAGGTTGTTCTATAGCCCAAGACATGTAGTTTATAATAGCATCTCTCTTATCTACTGCATCCTGAGAACCAGGGTCCCAAGCCATCCACTTACGCTTAGGGAATGTAGTAGCTTTGTAGTTAGCTAGAAGATTATCTCTGATCTGACAGATCTTAGGAATAACTGTCTTATTCTTCCAAGGTAGCTGGGCATTAGTAGTCCAGGTAGTATCTGTAGCATAGACGTATCTACGAATCTCTTCAGTAGCTACTTTCCAAGGTTGTCTTAACACTTCCCATTCTACGTACTTCTCTGTGATTCTAGTAGCCAGAGCATCTGGCGTAATCACATTCATAAGTTCAATTACTTGGCCAGTCATGCTACTCCACCAAAGCGTTTATTAAATTCAAATGCTGGTTTAATTACAGAACTAGCAAATCCATACCAAGATGGAGCTACTGCTAAATCTATTGCAGCAGACAGAGCATCTTTGATGTCGTCATGTGCTGGATTAGTTAACAACAGTTCTTCCTCTAGTAATTGACAATTTCCTGTAGAGTAATGCCATATTTGTTTGTTCTCATATCTATGTTGTAAGATAGCTTGAATACGTTCTTCTTTAGCTCCCATGAACCTAGTAGGTCTATATTCATCTATAGACATTGCTAGACCTAGTCTACGTACTCTATCCTTAAGATCATTAACGATAGTAATCTGAGCTACAGATACTTCAGCTCTTATCTTCCTGAAGTTCCACTTCTCATAGAGCTTTTGTATTCTATTGAAGTATTCAATATTCTGATCTGTCTTAAATCTATCTATATCTAAGACATAGTAGTTATTCTCTCCGTCTACTCCGACGACGACGATCGACGTGAAGTCCGCTTTCTTACCGAGCGAGTAGGCGAAGTCAACTGCGGCGAAGACGTTGATTCTATTGTTTTTGTAGAACCAGTTTCTGTCTTTTCTGTGGATGTAGGTTGGTTCGTAGTATTGGAAGTAGTCTCGTTTGATTCTGGAGGATTCGATATCGTGAGGATCGTTATAGTATTGGGCTCTGTAGTGAGTCTTATTGGTGTATTTAGATCTCTTTTGACTGAGGACTTCCCAATTGAATCCGTACCATTTTCCATTTGCAGCTTGCTGACGCGGCCAGAGATATTCTCCACTTCCGTCGCCAACTGATTCAACTTGTCGTTTAGCGTCGTCATCGCCTCCAAAAATCTCAAAGAGTGATTCTGCATTAACTGTGTTTCCCACATCATCGAATTGTTCAATCTCCATTGCTAGTAAATCTGAATATAAATCTTTAGGATGGTATCTAGTTCCTACCACCCATTCTCTTGCATTAACTGTTTCTACGGAAGACAGGTAGCCATATTGTTCTTTAACTTTGTCTCTACCTTCTTCCGTATATGCATTATCTGAAGTTACAACGTCATCGAGAACAGCAATATCACAATGCAGCCCAACAATGTTGCTAGTAAGACCGGCAGTAAAAATGGAAGGATCACGTATTGCATCTGCTTTTCTTTTCGGGTGATCTACAGAGATTTCTTTCTCTGTCCATTTCTCCCGTTTAACCTCTTCCCTATTAATCATCTCTGGCCAATAGGTTCTATAAGTAGACGAGGTAAGTATATCCTTTATGAACTTAAGTTGTTTAGTTGCTAAGTTAGACGTAGAAGATATTAGAAGTATTCTTAGAGTAGGATCTTTGGTTAGTTCCCAAGCTATCCTATAAGCTATTAAAGTACTCTTAGCATGTTCTCTAGGTAGAAGCAGAATCTGATTAACCTTAGCATCATCTCTACACCACCAGTTAATTACTTCTCTGTGGATGTTACCGAGCAATCTAGAAGGATGTATTAACTTAATAAACTCTTCTAAACTGGACTCTGCTAGTATTCTTCGCTCTTCTCTTTCAGAAGATAGTTTCTTCATTACAGGTGATACTTGATTATTCCTGTGCCACCAAACCCTACATAAACTGTACCATAAGTATTGGCATCACCTTCGACGCATTTAATTACGTCTAGACTATTATTAACAAAACCATTCACAGGTGAAAGATTAGTCCATGTTGCAGCGCCGGTTGAAGAATTAAAATTATCTCCTCTCCACAGACTTTGGGTACCGCTGACTTTACCGTATAGATAAATTGTTGGGTAACCTGTGCTGCTACTTGGAGATACTGCTCCAAAACCATAGCCAGCTACATCCGTAACATTTGTTACTGCTGTCCAGTTCTGCCCTAAAGGTGCAGTAGCACTATAAGCATTAGTACAGAAATATAGAGGATCTCCAACATTGTACTGACTGCCAAAGCTTATGAATACATGCCCATCTTTATTTGGCACTGATTTTACAATAACGCCAATGGCTGCATTGCTAAATGAGAAAGTAGGTGTATAGCGGGTCCAAGTTGAGCCACTACTAGTGGAAACATATATTCCGCCATAGGTACCTAAACTACTCGCATTACCAAAATTCCATGCGTAGAACGTATTTGGGTGTACACGATCACAAGCTACAATCTGGTTGTTATTAAAATAGACATTACTCCAACCATTCTGACCACTAGTGGGTATGCCAAAATTAGTATTGAAGTATGTACCTAGATCATTCCAAGCAGTAGAAGCTCCGTTGGTTGTGTACTGAGGGTGTCCTGAATTACTCGTAAAGATCACCCAGTTATTTGCATCGTATGCAGCTATGCTACCACCGTATCCACTTGATTGTAGATTAGGCCAAACAGTCCAAGTATTGCCTCCATCAGTGGAAACAGCTGAAGTATCGCCGTATGGGGAAGCTGCGCTTATGCCATCAGTCATAACGGTTATTATACTTGGATTAGATGAAGCCCAATCAGCAGACCATCCTCTGGGAGGTATGGAGAATGGATTAGGAATTCCCGGTCCATATTTTGTAGGATAGCTAGATCCAGAAGGAATTTGAAATACAGGTCTATCCCAACAGATTGCGAGAGGTGTGCTTCCTGCAGTCCAAGGACTTACTATTTCATTTAAGACTAATTCTTCAATTCCGGTAGAGCCTGTTCCATGTCCACTTTGCTCGGTCCATTGCCAAGCAGTAGTTCCATCATTAGTTGGATTAGTTATCCATAGACCTATTCCAGATGCAGCAAGCAATGTGTTTGTCAGGCTTGGGTCAAAGACTAAGTTAATCATACTTCCGGCATAGTTATTATTACCTGCTGGGAAAGCTGTATTGCCATAATTCCATTGCCACGGTATTCCATTAGCTGGTCCAGTTAATGTAGGTGTAGCATTTACTACCCAAATACCTCCTCCATTATGCGAACTACATAGTAAAGCATTATTGTTTGTACCTATGTAGATGCGACTACCAGATTCAGTAACTTGAGAAGGATCAACAGCCACACTACAGGCATTGTTTGTTCCGCCAGTAGTGGGTTGAGTCCACTGACCTACTGTGAATATTGTACTCCCAGAATGCGGGTAGACGTTAAGAAAACCCGAGTTATCTTGATTGCCATCAATCACCCAAACATTTCCAAATTGATCACAGATCATCTTAGTTTGAGTAAGAGGCATTCCTGTACCTGTGACTAGGCTGAATGTGCCACTTACACCTGTAGTAGAGTGATATACACCCCAGCCATTAACTGCTATATAAACACCTTGAGTCGCACTACCGCTAAAAGAAGAGGAAGGATCAAAACAGACTAGATTGGAAGCAAATTCACCATCAGCTATTGACCAATCTGTAACATTAGTTCCGCTACCACTGGATGCAGAGACATTAACAACTAATGTAGTTCCGGTATCAGATGTAACTGTAGCAGTCATTGTATTAGTAGGATTGCTAGTAGAGTAAATTTGAATGGCTGCACCAACTCCAAGTCCTATTGAAGTTGCTGTAGTAAACGTCTTAGAACCAGTTCCGAAAGGTGAAGAGAAAGACGTAGAGCTAGTCCCACGCACTCCTGTTAAAGTAGCGGTACCTATTCCTGATACAGAGGTCCAAGCTCCGTTAGTAGTTCCTCCAGTAGTGTAATATACACCGTTAGAAGGAGTGCCTAGAATTACAATGTTTGCATTCTTCGGATCAACAGCCATGAAAGAAGTAAATTGTTTTGGATAGGTTTTATCACCCCATCCATTAATAGTACCTATTCCTGTAAAAGCTGTCTTAGTCCAAGTTATACCGCGATTAAGTGAATAATAAACATTACCATCTGTTAGAAGCATATACATGATTGCGGGGTTACTTGGAGCAATAACAATCTCCATTGCATCTCCGCTATCTGCTGTACTTGGCATAGAAGTTGCAGAGACCGCTTGATACCATCCACTCAATCTGGACGGAGATATCCATGCACCATACGTATCCGTTCGTACTGCAGTAGTTCCGTCAGAACCAATACTAACGCCAGTGAGCATGCCACCAGCACCAAGATAAACTTGACTGAAACCCGCAGTAGGTTGGGTTGCGAAATTAAGTAATCCTGTAGTCAAGTACCGTATGTTCCTGTGAAATAAGTATCTAGTTGAGAAATGTTAGTAGAGCTGAATGTGGTTCCACAACACACTACTACTTCACAAACAGGACCTAGCCAGAAATTTGCCCAACCACCGCTAGTCCACCCTCCACCAAAACCGAAGGTTTGTCCGGTAGTGAAGCTTTCACTAAAGAAGTTTGATGTTACAACATTACTGCCATTAAGAAATCCTTCAGCATCGCTAGTTCCTAAAGCACCATTGACAGCTGTTCCCCAACGATAATTAGCACCTAATGTTTCACCGGAAACTGTTGCGCCAGTAAAACTAAATGTAGTTGCCGGATTACTGGTTGCTGCATAGACTACCGTACCTGCTCCCCAATTACCAGATGTTGAACCATATCCTCCTAATGTTGAAAAAACTCCAATAGATGCACTAGGACGAACTACAAACCAGATGTAGAAGGGTATTGCTCCGGTATGTCCGTTCAAACTGAACGCAGAGTTAATAAGAGCCCCAGTAGTACTTCCGGCACCGAAGTCAAATGCAGGATGGTTGTTGATTGCTGAGGTAGCATTGTAAGGAACAGTACCATTCACTGTAAGATTATTACCAACACCGCTTAAATCAGTAACGCCTGTAATATTTCCTAGGCTCTGGGTGAAGTTTCCTGGTTGTGCGTTGTATCTACCAACCAATCCAGGAAGTGTAGGAAATACAGGTGCTGCTGAAGCAACGGCTTTAGGTTTTATTAAAGCTCTATGAGTTGTTATTAAAGCCATTAGCCTGGGAGAACTCCTAGAGAAACAGTCATATCCGTAGTAGACGCTGGAGTAGGCGTACCTGCTACCGTAACGACTGCGAATAGAGAAGCTGTAGTCCCTTGAATAGCTTTACCAATACCATCTGAATTATAGACGGTCATAGTACCTAAGTTGCTTACTGGAGTAGTAAGAACATAGCTACCTAAAAGATTAGCTGCATCAAGTGCATTCCAAGTAGCAGCCGCATGATCTGCATAAGTACCGTTACTAGGACTTGCTTTAAACAAGTTAACAGTAATGTTGCCTGTTACAGTAGTGCCCTTAAACTTAACGGTAATGCTTTCCAAGATACCTGCAAACCTAACGCTGTCTAAGAGAGACGCAAAAGTTAAGATACCTCCAATAACGTTACCAGCAGTATAAGCACCTGCAGTAACTGTAGGAGTAACTGATACTTCTGTCGTAGTAGGTGCTTGAACAACAGGTGCTGAACCAGACGCTGCAGTAAGACCATTAGCATTAACACTGTTAGGGGAAATAGAAACTACTAGTGCAGGGTCTCCTACAACTGGTGCTGTAGATGCAGCTTTAACTGCAGCTGTATTAGTGCCGTCTGTAACCTTGCTTGTAGCTGGTATAGCAGTACCTGTGGCAGAACCTTGTACGGTTAAAACATTAGTACTGCCTGTTCCGGCAGTACCGATTATGTTGTCTAGGGTTGAAACTGTTCCAGTACCTCCAGTGCCTAGACCAGATGTTAGAGTTACCGTTGTTAAATTAGGCATATATTATGAACCTTAAAATATGATTATAGGTATTAGAGCACCTGGAGTAGAGGGACCGAAGGATCCACCTACTACAGTAATTCGTTGAGAATTAGGTGTTACGTATGGAGATACAGATACGTTTAGAGAACCATCTATAGCTCTAATTGAAGACGAAGTCGGAGATGCAGTAATCTTAGTTACGTATAGAGCACCACAAGGATGGTAAGCTCCTACGTAAGAACTACCAGGAGAAGATACTACATTAACAGAACCATCTGCAGCCATTAGTCCAGTATAACTAGAACCAGAGACTACAGTTACATTCCAAGAACCGTCAGCAGCGAATAGACCACTCAATGTGACTTACCATTCTCTTTGATTATAATACCAAGCTTAGTTTCCATTATGGTCATCTTCTGTAAGTTATCTTCGTGTCTCTGTTGATCTTTCTGTTCATGCTGATCTAAGAGATTCTCTAGATAAAACTTTAGGCTTTCGAATTGAGACTTAAGCCACCAAGTACCCTTAACTATGATTCCTAGCATAGTTATTGCTACTGTAAAAGAAAGACCAAGAAGAGCTATCTGAACTTGGTCTATTTGAGACAGTAAAGGGTTCACTACCCTTTAACCTTCTTTAAATTAGGATTCTTAGCCTTAGCTGACTTAGATGCTTTCCTAGTAGACGCAGCAAGGATTGCTCCTGCTTTCTTCTTACCGAACTTCTTAGCTATTTTATTCTGGACAGCTTTGAATCCAGGATGGCCACCTTTAGCCATGGATGCTGCAATAACCAGAAGGATTGTAACCGCCTGGAGAACTACTCTGAGTTAGAGCGAATGTTCCTTTAGCGGTACCTTTACTACCTAGACTTTTTGCCATTGTTATTTACCTTTCTTTGCTGAAGATTTATTCTTAATCATAGACTTACCTTTAGCCTTATAATTAATTGATGTGTACCCACCTCCACCCTGTTCACCTTTGTTACGGTGATCGGAAGATTGCTCCGTTGCGGAGTCTGTTTCGGTATTACCTGCATAATCTCCTGATTGGAGATCACCTAGGCTATACCATTGGTTCTTCTCTACTTGAGGGAAGTTCCTATTGGGAGTTTTAATAGGTAGAGCATACTTAGTTAGTTCTGATCCACCTTCATATTGTATTCTGCCGTCTGCGCTCATTTCTTTCGTTTCTTAGTAGCTATTGGGGTAGGGGGTTTTCTAGAGATTGGAGGAGTCAGTTGCTGAGCTCTATCCATATCGTCATCCATCATATCGTCGTAGGAAGACACATCATTGATGCCTAAAGGCTCCATATAATTCCTCTCTTGTTTTAACTATAAACATTTTACTTAAGTGCTTAGTCATCTGTGTAAAAAAGAACCAATGAAGTTTAGAACATTAGTTCCTACTACCCAGCCTATTCCCATGAAGAATCCCCATAGAAACCAATCTATTGCTTTAGCTAACATTGCTTTTCCTCTTCGGTAGTTTCTTACCTTTAGAAGCCTGGTTCCATTCGTTAACATCTACACCTTGCTTCTGTAATTGTTTCTTATGCATATTGAAATATGCTGCTTGAGCTTCTGATTTATACGGCACGGTCAGCCCCACACTTACGACATTTCCAGTCTGGTTCCCAATTCTTTCCTCTACAGACGGGACATATCCAAGCCATTAGGATAAAGCATCCTTAGGCCAACCACATCCACCACAGTATTTGTTAGTACCTGTGTTAAGACGGTGGCATTGTTTACATACCCACATCATTCAAATCCACATGCTTTGCATTTACTAGTCATTAGTCTATGTTCAAAGCCACACTTAGGACAGATATGAAATAGTCTCATAACGGCCAGGTACCCCAGTTGCATCTAATGCATCTAGTTGTCTCTTGGTTCTCAAACCCACAGTTAGGGCAAGTCCAGGTAGTCATCGTAATATAAATACTCCACATTGAGAACAGTAGTGTACAGGCCATCGTCTACCACAGTTATCACAGATATAATATTTAGGTTTCTCTGACATTAGCTACTCTGTTGAGTAAAGATACAGAAAGTATCGTCCGGTTTGATTCCATAGGTACACACGTGGCAATTACTGTCTTGTGATGGTTTCTCTTGTAATGGAGTAAAGATATACTGATGCCAATGGAGATTACCTTGAGCATCCTTAGTAATCTCTGAGCAAGAATCTATAGGATGACAATGGAAGTTACCACAACATCCAGTGCCAGTATACCAATCATGAGCAAAAGAAACTCTTGACAGAAGACTAAGAATAGCTATACTAAAGATTGCTATTAGATAATATTTATAATATCTAGATATTAAGTTATAAATCATAGAACCTACATAAGAATATAGGACAGCTATTATATAGGATTAGAAAGCTAATGTCAAGTAATATCAAGACAATAATAGATTCTTTAGGTAGATCTTGGGTAGAGATACCAGATGAGCTATGGGCTAAGAGAATATATAATACCTATTTCAATGGAATGGATATAACATGATCGAGGATATCTTTTAAAATGGCCAATAAACGCCATTAGAAGCCCGTACATGCGTTTAAATATATTTTAGGTACCTATACCTAATGGAAAGGAAAATAGCCCTTTAAATGAACATTTATGGAGAATAAATGAGAAATAAGCTAATAAATAACAAAAATCCAGATTATTGGAAAAATCCAGAGAAACCATATCCCCAGACTATCTGGTGGGAAGTTGTGGCTCCCAAAGGATATGAACTAGGAGTTATGCAAGACCATGACATTGTATTTGATGATTACGATATGAAGATAAGGCAATTACCATATTGAAAAATTTCTCCTCGATATTTTTGAGGTGTAGTTCAGTGCGTCGATTGGGGGGTCCTAACCCCCTGCATGGGGTGCATGGCCGGGTCGAATATAGCCAAGGCTTCATTTCTATATCTAAGCTATACTATAATGCTAAGGGTATGCTTAGCACCCTTAGCTATAACTTATGACTAAAGATGCATTAAGAACCTAAGGCTAGGATGTGTAGCACTCTAATCATGCTAAGATCATGCTTAGCTATTATATATAATCTATAGAATTACTAGACTATTAAGCAATAAAAAAACCCTAAGCACTGATTAGAGTGCTTAGGGTTTCTAGTTAGTGCTTAGCAGCTAGGCAGCAAGATTCTTATTCTTGTTAGCACGTTCAGCGATAGCAACAGCGTTCCTTTCCGCTGCCGCTTTCTCATATGCCTTTTGAATGATTGGCCACACGCCGTCATCCAAATGAACACACAAGTCACCGAGCGCTAACAGGAAGTCGTTGCCGTCTTTCTCAGCAATGCGTTTCTTGATTGCTTCCACATGCTTCACGTTCAAGTCGTCTTGGTCAGTGTGGAGATAGTTCAAGTAAGTATAAGTTGCAGTCTCAAAGTTCTCCACGTTGCCAATCTCGGTCTTGAACGCATCGGACGCTTTCTTGTTTTGTTTGTCGGCTTGGTCTGTGCCGCCACGCTCGCGCGCAACAGTCTTTTGCAAGTGTTCAAGCGTCACGTCCTTTGCATTGCCACCGGCTAGCGCGATAGCCTTGGCAACATCATAACGAAGGAACGCGCCGATGGTTTGGTTCGATGGGTCGCCAGTCTTGATCCGTTCCTTACCATCCGCGAGTTTCTCGGTGACTTGAGAGAACACCTGGATAGGCTCGTTACGATTAACAAACTGCCGCTTGTCATTAACTAACTCGGTATCGAAAGAGTAACCGACCTGAGTTAACCCATCGAAAGCATGGCATTGTTGATGTAACTCCACGGCTTTCTTAACCGTGTTAATGCCATAGCGTATGCGACTATCAAACAAGCTACGCCTACGAATACATTGCGGCTTAGTCTTGCCGCTGTATTCGCTAGGCATTGCCGGTCCTTTCTCTTTGAAAGATTGGACCGCAGCGTCAGCCAGTTCACGCGCTGCAACTAGTTCCTTACCTAGCGCAGTAGAGCGGAACATACTATCGTAGTATGATCCTTTCTTGGTGACGTGCTTGGCGTTGTCATTCAACGTTTGAAACGTGAACTTATCGTAAGGATCATTGTCGCCAAGTATCCGCACGTTATCGCCCGTGCCGATAACAGTCTTGCCGCCTTTGCGATAGCTGCCGGGCACAGGCAAATCGTTTAGATCAAACTTCTTTGCCTTAGCGTCAGCAACTAATGACTGGCGGACCAGCAATGGCGTTATGTTAACTTTCTCGCGTGCTTCATAACCGTCACGCAATGTGGCTAACGTACCATCACTTAACTTGCGACCAACATCAATCGCGTCACGGTCGCGTTGTGACGCAACAGATATATCAATCATATCTGCCTTGTCAGCATCGTCAGCATCATGCTGCGACCTATCATCGTTTGTTGTTGGCGTGTCGTTGTTGGCGTCGTTTGTCTGTTCGCCACCAAGTTCCTCTTCATCTTCATCCGGCTTATTCTTTTCAGCCGTGGCCCAATCTTTGAACTGTTGGGCTTGCTCTTTTGTAATTGTTATTGGCTCTTGATTGGTGAAAAGCGTTTCAGATTGCTTTTCGTCCAATCCTAAAGCCTCTTCAATCGCAACTTGCTGATTTTCCGTCCACGCCGGATTGTATGAGAGTTTCGCCATAGTAAGTCTCCTATGATTGTTTGCTTTTCATCGGAGCAAACTAAACCGAGCAACAATCTAAGATTGCTGCACAATGTAGGCGCGGTATGTTTTGTTAGCTGTAACGGCCGTAAGAAAACAAAACCCAGTAGTAAACATCCTCATCAAGACGTTTACATAACTGATAATCCAACTTAATCGCAGGAACGGGATAGTGAGGGGGAATTAACCCCTCGGCATAAGCTACACTAGTAGAGTACAAGTCACGTATAGAGTGCGTTTCGAACGCCATTGGAAAGCGTTTACCGTTAACCGTTGCCATAACGATTAGCATTTTCACTTCCTTTCGCTATGCGCCTACATAGCGCAACAATCCGCGCACCGGACAACGCATAGCGTTATCAAGTGGCGATTGTTTGCTATTCACAATGTCAAACAACCCGCGAGAACCGATCCGGTTATGTCGCTCGCACGTTTGGACCGCGCGTTAAGACAAGGCTCGCGTGCCAGATCAAACCTTGATCCGACATTATGAGTATAGGCTGCACAACCAATAAACGCAAACCCTTAGTCAAGCCTAAATCGGTATTTATCCACAGGTGCGACAGAATGTCGCAGTATAAGAATTTAGGAATTGGTACCTATGTGATAAATATATCACACACGTACGCATGTGACATTTATGCAACACTTGTTATGTTCTCTGTTTGTTCTGCATGCAATAACGAATTAGAACAAATAAGGAATTAGGTCCTATCATCACGCAATGTGGCAACGGTTAGCGATTTTGGTTTGTTATTATTTTGTATTAATTGGCGTTGTTTTACGCGTCTAGGTTTTTAGCATATACACGCGAATTAGTTCTTATTAGTTCTAATAGTAAATCTCTATATATTACAACGAGTTAGGTGAGATTGTAATTTGACTTAGTCCCCATTTCATTTTAATATGTATAATGCGGTTCAGAAATTGAAACCGCGATGGAGGGAAAGATGACACAGCGTGTAACACTGACTGGTTACAACAAAGACAATCAGCAAGTATTCTATGTTGAATACATAGGTGATTTCTGGGATAGCGTTCATATTCTTACTACGCAACATGAATTTCTACAGCGTCATGATTATCTTCGGGACCATATCTCGAAGATGAATTTGGATATTGACTACGAATGGGCTCCTGAATTTCCTGATCTATCGGAAAAGCCCAAGCTAACCATGAAGATGGAAAGTCTGCACGATATTCTCAAGCGTGCAGATAATGGAAAGATGCAGCCGTGACACATTGGCCTCCTAGAAAAGGTGAGCAGCTGTATGATTCTGCTCGCTTTACTTCTAAGGAGTGGCCGAGCGGGATCATCATTGCAGTATTGCGTAACTATGGTGATCCCGACTCCTCAGAAGTAATGGTTAAGTTTGAGAATTTAACACCAGTTGCCCAGCGACGGGGACGATATGTGCTAGCCGCTGCTGGAGATATATTTTGGAATGGATTAGATCCTACATTTGATCCTAATGTTACGTGGTCTTATATCTGGGTTGGTGAAGAACAAGAGTTCCGTTCTGCACCTGAGATTAAGACTTATTACTTCTATGAACTGGAAGGAAATTGGGACTCATCAGATGGAGGCATGGGAAGATGGGAAATATAATAACAACAGTAACAATAGTAATTGGTGCAGTGATTATAGGCTTAGTATGTCACTTTGCACCTTGGATGGTATATGTAATCAATTAGGCCAGTCTTAAATTTGACTTAGTCTCTTCTTCGTTTTACAATTAGTATAATGGAGATTAGGTCATGGCTAAGCAAGACGCTAGACTAAACGATCCAGACTATTGGAAAGCTAGGGCAAAAGAAGCTCGTTGTTGTGCTGAACAAATGACAACAGAGCTAGCTCGACAACAGATGCTTCAGGTAGCTCTTGACTACGACAAGCTAGCTGAACGTGCAGAGGAACGGAGGAAGCTATGGCGCGAGCGTCAAGATTACGACGAGCGTACCTAAAGCAACGTCGTAGTGCGATTGATGAGATTAGGTTACGAGATATGAACAGAGCAGCCCATAGACGTGCTCGCTCTGGAATTAAATTTGTTAAAGACGTATATGGTTACACACCAGTAGACATTGATAGTAACTTTAGTAACTTTAGGCGTAAGATGCTAGGGCTGGGAGAATGCGTAGTTACATCCTCCCGAGAAGATATCTTAGCGAAGTGCAATAGGGTGAGAGACTTCGCTGAGTGTATCTTTCGTCTCGATAGCAAAGCTATGTATTTGTTACGAGAACAGGATGGAACATATTACTTCCTATACCGTGAGCGAGGGTCTTACTATAAAAAGTCTATCCTATACAAAGATCGTACCAGAGCGATGGAACGATATGAACAAGAAAGAATAACATGGATAGTCTTCTATGACGAGACTGCATCTACTTAGCTGCCGCTTCCCTCCGGCTAAGTAGCTTCGCGGAGCCCCAGTAGTCTAGTGGTGTGTAGAGTGTATGCACCCTGGCTACTGGGGTTTTTTATTGCCTGTTTAACTCTTAAGCAAAAGGAGATTGCAATGCTCCTATTATGTAAGGTTAATATCTCTGCTCAATGTATTAAGATCAGGTCTAAGCATGGTAACTCAGCTCAGACCAAAGATGCTATTTGTCCATTCTGTGCCCAAGCTTTGAGAGACGATCCTAAGCTTGGGGAAAAGTCTCTAGAGTCTATCAAGAGAGGATTAGACAATGGACGTAACCGCAATCGTAGATAATGCTGTACCTATTGCAGCATTCATTTCATGTACTGCGTTAGTATTCTTTCTGTTCAGACGTAGGAGGAAACTGAAACAGGAACAGCGTAACGAACGTTATCTATCTACTGTGAGGGAAGTCACAATGACAGTCGAGGGAAGACGACTGTACGTAGACAAAGTATTCTACGAACAGATGTGTGATGCCGTCATAGACTTAGTCTTAGACGGTAAGATATCTGACCAAGAAGCTAACGATATGATGGCTTGGCTAGGTCAGAAGTTAAGACATGGTAAAGACTTTGAACCTATTTTCAGGAAGAAGAAGCCTCTGCTTGTTAAAGCTAAGCTTAAGGCTTCTGATCGTAGACGCAAACTCAATGGAGGTAGAAAACCCACACCAGCACCAATCCCTGAGGCACCATCTAATGATGGTGAACTTTCGTTAAGTGAACTCTTTGCGAAACTCTGAAACCCACGAGGGATAGAATGTCTTCGATTGATTACTTCGGTCTTTCCGCTATCGAACGTAAAGGTTATCTCTTCCCGGATGCATATCTGGAAGAGGTATCCAAGAAGTTCAAGCCTAATGTTTACGGCTGTGTAGTCGTGAACAAAGAGAACAACGGCTTGGATATCTTGCATGCATTCGACAAGGATGTAGAGTTCAGCAAGATAAGAGCATTCTCTAAAGCTCTATCCAAGAAGATGCCTATGTGGTTCTTCGGTAATTATCCTAAGGACTACATTGCTGATTCAATCCAACCGTTCATGATGTTGCTTAACGATGATCTAAAAGATCAAGTAGCTATTACTCTGTGTGGTGATTTCAAAGCACACGAAGAGAAAGAAGCTAAGCATTCACCACAATGGTGGTGTGCTCACAAGAAGATTATGCCCAAGCTGCAGATGATGTGGCGTCTCACTAAGGGTGATGTTAATACATTCATCGAGGAACTTAAATCTACTCAACTTCAGAATGAGATGAAGGAGTATATTGGTCCTCAAGGTGGAATGATACAGCTGTATGTATTCCACAAAGAAGAACCACAGATCATTAGCTATGGCAAGTCTATGCCAACATATAAAGATTTCCCGTGGGGCAGTACCACGGATGTTCTGGGGTATGTAACTGGTATGGCTGAGCCAGCTAAAGGTGTGTTGGGTGAGCAAGCTACAGTTGTTGCTCAACCCAAGAAGAAGAATACATTCGATGATTTGCTGGATGGTTTGGAAGACGATGATGAAGAGGTTAAGGTCGAAGATAAGGCCAAACAACCTGTCATAAGCGCGCAAACAGTCGCTAACAAACCTACCGAAACAACTAAGATTGTGAAAGAAAAAGAGATTGTTGACAAGGATGGTACGATTATTAGGTTAACTGAGGTTGATGGTAAGCAAGTAGTCTTGCTGTATCATCCAATCGGTATTACTAAGACTAGGGGAATTAAACGCTTCTGGCAAGGTAAGATCGGTAGAGATGTGTCTAACAAAGAGGCTGAAACCAATGCTGGTATCATGCCTCCTAACAAAGACCTGGCTAAGTATCTTAAGATGTTCGATCCTACGTTTCACTCTCTTAAAGACGCTGCGGAGCACCTCAAGTCTACCACCGGAGTCACAGAGAAAGTCGTCGGTAAAGATGTTGCGACGGGTGCCGATGTAGTTAAGGTTATATCGGATACTATGGACAATCTCAAGGGACAAGGTAAAGAATATCCTGAGGGTGGTTCACCAATCTATTCCGTCTTATCCAAGAAGGCTCAGTACGACATCAACAAGTACTTGAAAACCTTGGACAAGGGTGGTCAGGCAGTTATCCCACCTATTATCGGACAAGAGCTGGAAGAAACTACTGATCAGTTCTACAAGTTAATCAATTATCCAGGTCTTGAAGCTACGTTCGGATGGTCTCCTGAGGTTAGGTACAACATAGCCAAGAACCATCCAGAAGCGATGGTTATCTGGACTGGCGATCTCCTGAGGCTTATTGCCAACCAATCTAAGGAGCTTGTGGCTCTAGCCCATGATCCTGCCATCGAAGATGATGACGAGGATGTGGGTGCTGCATTCCAAGCCAAGAAGACAGCTTAGCATCCCGTAGCCCACCTACGGGACGACTGGTGAGGTAGAGCGCGAAAACAGCCAGTCCCCAAGGCTCCCTCACCAGTCCCTAATTCTTTAACAGGAGATAACCTATGTGGCCCTTCAAGACCAATCTCAAGTTAAACGGTATTCAGAGAGACATTCCTGCTTACACAGGGGAAAACTACACACCTGACCGTCTCTGGTTAGAGAGACATGAATGGGTATATATGTTCTTCTACGATGAAACCATGCTGAACAGGAAGAACTATAAGTTCATAAGAGAAGATTCATTTCGTCTATGGCAGGCTTTCACAGCTAACGATAAGTTCGTAATGTGGAAGAAGAGATTAGGAACAGAAACATTCCCTATTCCTCTAGAAGGTGCAGACAAGATTTACGATGGACCTGGAGTTACTTCAGTAAGACTGAATAAGCTTGGTCCTGAGCGAATTAAAGCTACTGTAATGGGTAGGATCAAGGGTGAGATACATGCGGTACGTCCTCATGTACTTTGGAATACCCTTGACAGACATTACTTGAATGGTTTAGAGTTCAGACGAGAGCGAGTTAAGCTCATAGTCCCATACCGAATTAAAGAGAGCAATGATGAGTTTCTTAAGACCATCAAAGCTCATATGTATGTCGGTATCAAGGACTATTGGTCTCCACAATTAGATGGAGGCCTACTGTATTCTACAGTAGGAGCTTTCGCACCTAACAAAAGAATTGTAGATGGTACTCGCATAGGTATTTATTATCATTACTCACGTCTAGAATATGGAACTAACGCCTAATAAGATCATAATCGAGAAACATATTCCATGTCCTCAATGTCCTAGTTCAGATGCCTATTGTCTGTACGAGGATGGACATGGTTATTGCTTTTCATGTAAGTATTTTAAACCTCCTAAGGAGATTGCTAATGCAGAGGATTGTACCTTGGAATATTTGGGAATACGTGGAATTACTAGAGAAACGTGTAGACAATACGATGTACTTACTGTGGTGGACCCTAGCGGTAAACCTCGCGAACTTCGGTTTCCTTACGTTTCTGGTATCAAAATACGATCACTAGATAAGAAAGACTTTAGGTGGGAGGGTGAGAGTAAAGCTGGTGTATTTGGATTAGATAAGTTTGCTGCTGGTGCTCACAAGAGCATTGTTATAACTGAGGGAGAACTAGATGCTCTTTCACTCTATCAAATCCTTCGTATACCTTGTGTTTCGGTGCGTAGTGCTGCTTCTGCTGCTAATGATGTTAGCGCAGTGCGATCCTCACTTAACGATTACGAGAAAATATATCTCGGATTTGACAACGACCCCGCAGGCGAAGCAGCTACAGCAGCAGTCGCTAGACTATTTGACTACAATAAACTCTACCATCTCAAGTATTCCAATCGAAAAGATGCTAACGAATACCTGCAACACGGTGAAGGAGACGAGTTACTTAATCTATTCTACAACGCTAAACACTATCTCCCGTCTTCTATAATTTCTTCGTTCTCTGATTTTGAGAAGGTTCTTAGTGAAGAGAAGCCTAAAGGAGTTCCGTATCCTTTCCCTACGTTAACTAAGATGACGTATGGGATTAGGACTGGTGAGACAGTCTTGCTTAAAGCACCTGAAAAGGTAGGTAAGACTGCGATAATGCATGCTATCGAACATCAGCTCTTGAAGGAGACAGACGCCAATGTCGGAGCAATCTACATCGAAGAACCAAGACAGAGACATCTTCAATCTATCGCAGGATTGGAGATCGGGAAACCAGCGCACCTTCCTGACTCTGGTGTTGATGATGAGGAGGTTCTCACGGCGCTTCGAGAAGTCGTTGGCCGTGACGACCGTCTGTACATCTACAATCATTTCGGTACTTCTGATCCAGACGTTATTCTGGATACTATTAGGTTTCTCGTTACTGCCTGCAACTGTCGTTATATTCTGTTTGACCATATTTCTATGGCGGTTACGGGGCTCGCAGGGGAAAGGGATGAAAGACGTGCTCTGGAGTATCTTGCATCCAGACTCGAAATGATGGTCAAGGAGCTTAACTTCGCTCTAATCATGGTGACTCATGTTAACGACTTGGGACAGTCTCGCGGTTCACATTACCTCACTAAGTTGGCTGATATTACTATTCACGCTGATCGTGACACGATGTGCGTGGATGACAAGGAAAGGAGGACGATTAAACTTAGCATTCCGTATAATCGCTTCTGTTCTGCTACTGGTGCTGCTGGTAGCATCGTGTTCGATGAAACCACCTATATGCTAAACGAAGAGGGAAGTCATGACGGACATAACAATACGGTGTCGGAAGAGGGGTGGTGAATACACCGCTCTAATTGTAGCTGTTAGTTACAAAGGTCTTCAATTCTTGAAGAGGAATTTTATTTGTACTTCTGAGTTAGTAAGCATTAGAGTTGATAACGATACTTCTGAGATCAATTCTCTAGAACGTAACATCCGAGATGAAGGTCTAGAAGTGGAGGTACTCTAATGCAATGGGATGATCTCAACTTCTGGAGTTCCTTAGCTTGGTCTAACGTTCAGGAGAAATTAGATGAGTACACGAGAAGTAGTGTTCAGATCAACCCTAGCCGTGAGCTTATGTTTAGGGCCTTGGATCTTATTGATCTTAACCATGTTAACGTGTGTATCATGGGACAAGATCCTTACCCTGATCCTCGTCTGGCTTGCGGTCTTGCTTTCTCTATACCGCCCTATATGACAGGTTTTCCTCCAACATTAGATTATATTTTCAAAGAATATTGTTCTGATCTTCACTATCCGTATCCAACCTGTGGTGATTTAACTCCTTGGGTAAGTCAAGGTGTTCTCCTGTGGAATGCTATCCCCTCTTGTGAAGCTAATAAATCCTTATCCCTTGATTGGGATGAATGGAAAGTATTAACTTCTGAGATAGTAGAAGCTCTGTGTAAAGAGGGGATAGTATTTGTTCTTCTAGGAGGTAAAGCTAGAAGCTTTGCTGATGTAATTAACTACTATGAGGTAGTTAAACCTAGAGAGAATATTCTAATAGAACTATGTCATCCTAGTCCTAGAGCTAATATGAGATCTAGGACAGAAGCTAAGTTCTTAGGTTCTAGATTGTTTAGTAAGATTAACGATAGCTTAGAGACTTTAGGTAGACCTACCATAGACTGGAGACTTCCATGAAGCTGAATAGATCTAGACACTGGCCTATAGCTCCTTCTTACAAGGAAGCCAGACGACAAGCTATTGAATCAAGTATCAAAGTTCAGCACAAGGAAGTACACTAATGGCTACACCCAAGCTAAAGCAACAACTAGAGCTGGCTAAGCTGTATGACTTCCCCAATGTAAGCATTCCTGTGGATGAAGCTGAAGAAGCTATGCAAGCCCTAGAGATGCTCCAGGATGAGATTAATGGGCACAAGGGTACCCAAGTACCAAACGAATAAAATAACGCACCAGTGAGCTTCTAATGGGCTTACACGGGTATTTTAAATTAGATGGAGAATGTATGAATAGAAAGTTGGAAGAAATAGAAGAAGAGGAGAGGGTTAAAGCTCCCTTCATACCTAGAATTATTACAGGAGGTAAAGACCCTACAGATCCTAATGATCCTAATTGGCTTAGTAGTTTAGATCAATATACATCCTTCTTGGTTCAAAATAAGAAGGATACTCAATTTGCTTTAGGTGAATTTAGAGTTATATATAAATCTATTAAATCTATACTAGTCTTATCGTCTAATATGAAAGAACCTATATGGGTAGATCCTATTAGGTTCTGTAGAGACTTTAGATTACATGAGATACTTCAGACTGGAGAAGAGTATCTTTTAGAACAGAAAGCTAGAGAACAATTAGATGGAGAATAATATAATAGGACCTATTGACTTAGATTATTGGTCTACCTTAAGACAGCTTAGAGTATCTATAGCTTCTATGAAAGAAGAAGATAAGACTCCTAAGAGATTAGGTAGAGAAGAAGAAACATATAAGTTACTATTAAAAGGATTTAGAAACTAATGGATCAAGTTGTTCTAACTACAGATCAAGTTTATAATATGTACGTACCAAGCATTACTTCTATTAACAAAGATTTGGGTAATACATATTTCAAATTAGGTACTAACAGCACAGAAGAAAAGGAAACTAACATGTGCTTTGAAACCAATAACACCCCGGACGCTAGCCTCAAGTATCTTCGCAATCGTCTCTCGGATCTGAACTGGAAGTTCAATCACGATATTCGAGAGAAGTATAGCGATCTTGAACCCAAGAGCAGTAAGGAAGCGGCCAAGTGGTTGAAGGATAGGAACTACCACTTCGTCGACGTTGAGCCTGGTGATTTTGATGAAGATAGTGATGACTTCACCTACAATTACCACTCTCCGTTCCGCTGGGGCAAAGAGCCTGTGGATTACAAAGCCAGAGACAAGGCTTTCGATGATCTTGAGAAGGCTCGACAGACTGCTTCGGATATCATCAACGTTGTTACCGATGAGTCCAAGCGTCTCCAGGCTCTGAAGGACTTCGAGTCCTACACTATCCACTAACCTAGTTGACAAGGCAGGAGAGAACTTGTATAGAGTATCTCTCCTGTGTCTACAGAAATGAACCCCACCCAATGCAGCATAGGAGTTCTTTTGGCTACCGATGATGGAGCGCTATCACTACTCGGAGCGGTTTTGCTGATCCCGTTTCGTTGTTATCATAACGATGAACTTAGATATGTCTGGATTTGGGATTGGCGTAAATATCGTGAAGCCAAGAGGCAGATCGCGCAAATTCTCAAACGACCAGAGGAGGCCAGCGTGACTACGCGAAGTGACCTCCGCCCAAAGGCCGAACCCCGGCTACTTTAAAGGTCATTAAATGCAATATCAATTTGTATGGAAACATTTCTGGAAGCTGTGGCCCAAGTGGTATGTATTTGAAGAAACAGGTTACAAGTTACTCTACCCTAAGTTAGACATATACAAAGTATTTTTCTTTTTTGGACCATTTCAAGCTTATTGGTGGACCTGTACACCACCTCTTATTAGAACAAAAGAATGGTCTCGTAAAATAAAAGAACTTTTGTTAGATGATTTACTAGCGATGAAATTTAATAAGGTATCAGATTGCAAGTTGTAATAGATATCGAGACCGATAAATTAGATAATCCCAGTAAAGTATGGGTTATCGTCTGCAAAGACATTGACACAGGAGAACTATATGTCTTCAGAAACGTATCGGAAGAGCCGTCTGAACAAAGACGGTTTGCTGAATTCTCTGAGCGAGTCTCGCTCTGGGTGGGTCATAACTGGCTTGAGTTTGACTACCCTGTTCTTGCTCGGTGTTGTGGTCTATCCATACGCGAAGTCTGGTGTAAATCACTGGACACGCTCGTTCTGTCCCGTCTATTCAACTATTCCGAACCCCACAGTTACCCCGCCGGTCTCGATGCCAGAGCACTTCACAGCTCCTCCGATCCAGGAGGAAAAGAAGCCTCAGACGCTCTGGGATCGGCTCCTTCACCCCGAACAAGCTCAATAAGAAAGTCGCATTCAATCGACTCATACGGTGAAGAGTTCGGTATACCTAAGCTCAAGTTCAATGACTTTTCTAAGTTCAGCTTAGAGATGGAGACTTACTGCAAAAGGGACGTTGAAATTGCGGAGTTAATATACCACAAATATAGTCCGTTTATCAACGATCCTAAGTGGAAGCCTAGCATTGAGCTTGAGCAGCATTTCCAATTCTCAGTTATTAATGACTTACAAGACAATGGATTTGCATTTAATAAATCTAAAGCAGAGAAGCTTTTAGATAAAGTTACTATTGAATTGGGGGAACTGGATGCCAAGATTAGAGAGGTATTTAAGCCGAAACTTACGCTCATCAGGGAAGTTCATCCGAGAATTACCTCACACGGAACTCTACATAAGGGTGACTTCAGGTTCGTTAAAGGTGGAAATCTCTCGGAATATAATGGATATCCATTCAGTAGATGTGAGTGGGTCGAGTTTAATCCAGCATCTCATCGCCAAGTTATTAATATTTTGCATGAAGCGAAGTGGTCTCCCGTTGACAAGACACAAGCCTACATAGAAGCTGAGCGTAGTAGAGAACCAATTCCTCTTGACAAATTAGAACATTTAAGTAAATATGGTTGGAAGATTAACGAGAATAACTTAAGCACTTTGCCATTGGGTGCTCCTAGTCCTGCCAAGTTCCTAGCCAAAAGAATTCTCCTAGAGAGCCGACGACGCACTCTTAGGGAATGGATTTCTCTAGTGAAAGATGATGGCCGCATCCACGGCCATTTCATTGGTATAGGAGCTTGGACAGGGCGTATGGCCCATCAAAAGCCTAATACTGCTAACATCCCTAATGATCTGGATACTCAAGGTAAGAAGAAACTCTTGGGTAAAGAACTTAGATCTTTATGGATGGCTCCTAAGAATAGATTGTTAGTGGGAGTAGACGCAGAAGGTATTCAACTTAGAATATTTGCTCATCTGATTAATGATCCAGAGTTTACAGAAGCTTTGGTCAAGGGAAAGAAAGATGACAAAACCGATCCACATTCGCTCAACCAAAGAATTCTTGGAAGTATTTGTAAATCTAGAGCAGCTGCAAAACGCTTCATATACGCCCTATTACTGGGGGCTGGAATGTGGAAATTATCTCAGGTGTTGGACTGCTCTGAACCCGAATGTCAGGAAGCACTTAATCGTCTACTACGAAGGTACACGGGGTTTGCTCGGCTCAAAGAGACGGTTATTCCTAAGGATGCAAAGAGAGGCTACCTTATTGGGTTGGACGGTCGCAAGGTTCAGATACCCGGAGACTCTGTGGGTGAGCGAAAACATCTAGCAATGTCAGGATATCTCCAGTCTGGTGAAGCAGTCGTAATGAAGTTAGCTACTTTGAAGTGGATGAAGGAGCTAGAAGATGCGAAGGAAATGTCTAACGGGTCCACGATACAAACCACTCTTCCCGCCAGCAGACCGATTATCGTTAACTTCGTCCATGACGAATGGCAGACGGAAACGCCTAACAATATCAAGACAGCTCTATGGGTGGCGGAGTGTCAGTCAAGGGCGCTACGGGAAGTGGGGGAGGATTTAAAACTAAACTGTCCTCTAGCAGGGAGTTACTGGAATGACGATATCAAAGACTACACCATCGGAACCAACTGGTCAGTCACTCACTGACAGACTTCTAGATGATATTGAGATAATTTATCTGACTTTGGTTACAACTGAAATGACTGAAAGAGATTTCATAGAAGAAACAGAAACTCATTGGATAGTTAAAAAGCCCGAATAAAGAAAATTTAAAGGAGTTTAACACATTGAAAAAGATATTTTATTCAGTAGAAGGTGTCTATGAAGTGTTTGAAGAAGAGGATCAAGATTTAGATAATATTAAGCAAGCTATTGCTATTGAACATTTTGATAGAACAATAGATCCATTTGAAATAGAGATTTTAAAAGTTGAGGAAATTGTTTAATGCCTAATAAAGAAGAATTTCTACAAGGCAAAGTTAAGTGGTGTAATACTAAACACCTAGGTAAGTTTAATAAGTGGGGCATAACTCTATATCCAGATGCTCCGTCTCTTCAGAAGGTTAATAAGTTAATCGAAGAGGGGATTAAGAATGAACTTAAGAAGGATGAAGATGGGTATTATATCTCGTTTTCTAGACCGCCTGAGATCAAGAGGAAAGACGGATACAAGTCTGCCTTGGGACCTCCCTCAGTCATCGACAAAGAGGGGCACGCCTTTGACGGTAACATCGGTCCAGGCTCAGATGTGGGGGTTAAGCTCGAAACATACTCGGGACCTACTCCAGGTGGAGGTAGATATAAAGCTGCACGATTCTCAGGATTGAAGATTTATAATCTAGTTCCTATGAACCCAGCTGAGAGTCCTGATCCTAGGGAAAGAGATCGAGTATCTGGTTTTGATAAACAACCTGATATGCCTGCTTGGTAATTAATTAATTTAAACATTCTCAATAAGCTGTTGAGAATGGGGAGTGACGGAATAATCCTCTGAGCGAGGGGATAACGTATGCTGGCCGGTTATGTCGGTACTTTGAAAAGGGTAACAGCAGTGCACTGGATTACAGAACAATCCATCGCTACCTGTGCTGGAGACTAGGAAAGAGTCTCCCTCCCATTAATTCTTTTAGAAGCTTCGCTTCGCGTGAAACGAAGTTTCACTTAGCTAGTTTCAAATCGCCGTTAGATCCACATCAGAGGTAATCTCTGAGCCTTAGGATCTATAGCCGGATGCTATAGGTCTAGGATGTAGTGGTTGAATATCCGTAGATGTTGGTTCGAGTCCAACTATAAACTTGGGTAACTATCTGCGAGATAGCTGGGTTGGCGTCCTGCACTAGCTGGTAAGGCAATGCCAGAGACCTATGAGTTCCTTGCAATATCTATAGATTACACCTATAGGTACCGTCCAAGGGTGGAACTCTACGAAGTCTATTTTGCCACCCGTAGGTGACTACGGAGGATAAAACAGCACAAAAGGGTTCCGCGTTCTCAGAGATAGATCTCCGTTGACAGACGTATAGTCCGCTCTAACCCTAATTGGTTAGACAAAGGTCTATCGACAACATCCCAGCGACCGGCTGTTAACCGGGGGTGCGAAGATGCTATGAGACGCTAGGGCCGGTCTGGCTCTCCGTCAGATCTAATCGTCTCTAGAGCATTACGCGTGTAGCTTCTTAGTATAGAGCGTGTCCCCTCTATACCGACAGCACCGGACAAGTGCAGAGCCAAGTGGAAGGAAGAGGCTAAACGAGTAGGGTACCAATCGTACCGTCCCGTCAACTCCTCGTTGGGGAGAAGACGAAGACCCTTCGGGGTGAAGCTAAGCCCTAGGACTAAACAGATTGAAATGTCCAAAGAGCTTCCTGATTGGAGAATACCTGACGCTATGTGAAGGAAAGCCCTAGATCCTTATAGGGGATATCCGTTGGTATGAGATGCTGCCCACAGTATCTTGAATTGGGATAACTCCTCTAGTCATGGTTGCTCCTGCAAAGAGCATAATACTAGGCTCCGAGTACTAGCATAGCCGGTACGAAGTTCCATAAGGCGAGGCGAGAAGTCCTGTTAGAGAGTGCAAATGGAATCTGTCCATCCCTGCCTCTACTGTTGGAAGGAGACATAGCTCCTATACTCAGGTCAGGCATTAGAACGCTCTACATAGATCGTCCTCAGCTGATGAAGCAAGGAATGATCGACACGGAGATTACTCAAGTAATCTGTGCAAGTGGTCCAGTTACACGGATAGCGCATAGCACGTGAAAGAGATATCCTTGTAGAGGTCAGTTCGTATTAGCCCATAACATGGGTCTCTGTTGGAAAGGAGAAACAAGCATGCGCTCTTCGTTCCATAGACTACCGAGACCACCTTAAGAGTTATGGGGCAAGGTCTGAACAAGAACCTGCCCCAGTTTAATCAATTTTTAGAAATCATTATAGGAGGGGGAGATGTTTCCCTGGATGATGGGGTACCCATATCCGTACCCTCAACAAGAACACAAAGAACAAGATCCTCTGAGGATGTTACGTAAGTTCGAGAAATTCCTCAATAAAGAACAAGCCAAGAAGAAAGAAGGAGAGAAGAAGAAAGAAGTTAGTAGTATTACCTTGAAGCAAGTTAATCAGGTAGCTCTACTGCTTCTAGTAACAATGCCTATTACAGGACCGCTGTATTTGATATGTATGGCTCTGATGTGGCATGCTGTTAAAGCGTCTCTAAACTAATGTGAATATACACGATCTAATCCCAGACATATATCAACTACTCAACTCTAAGGAGGAGTGGTTAGATGAACGCCTTGCATCAGAGCTGTCCCAAAGTATTGGAGTTCGTCTCCAACAACATTTCTCACGTGCCTCCCAACCTGATAAGCCTACACTACGCTTGTCGAAGATGGGTCCAATATGTCCGAAGGCATTGTGGTACTCAATCCACCACCCAGAAATGGCAGAGGACATTCCACCGTGGGCAAAGATTAAGTACGCTTTTGGCCATATACTGGAAGCCCTAGCTATATGTCTAGCTAAGGCTGCAGGGCACGAAGTCACGGGAGAGCAAGATGAACTGGTCTGCGATGGTATCAAAGGTCATCGAGACTGTGTCATTGATGGGTGCATCGTTGATGTTAAGTCATGTAGTAGCAGGAGTTTTGCTAAGTTCAAAGATGGCTCCATTGTCCAAGACGATAGCTTTGGCTATCTGGATCAGTTGGACGGCTATGTGGTGGCATCTGCTGACGACCCTCTCGTTAGGGTGAAAGATAAAGGTTATATCTTAGCTATTGATAAACAACTAGGGAGGATGTTTCTCTATGAGCACAGGATCAGACCTGATCGAATTAGAGAGAGAATTAGAAGTAGCAAAGAAATTGTTGCTTCGGATCAATGTCCGCCTTGCCAATGCAGAACTATTGAAGATGGAAAAGCGGGAAATATACGTCTTGACGTTAAAGCCTCATATTCGGCCTATAAACATTGCTGCTTTCCGAATTTACGAACGTTCCTTTACTCTGATGGACCCAGATATCTAACCAAGGTAGTACGTAAGCCTGATGTCACTGAGATTGACAAAGAGGGACGTATAGTTTATAATTAAGTTGTGACTAAGAAAACTAGAAATAAATTCGAAAAGAAACTAGAGCGTCAGATCAAGAGAGCTAAAGTTCCTTATGAGTATGAATCTGAAAGGATTGCTTATATCCTTGCTAGGGATTACATTCCTGATTTTATTGTTCATACTCCACTGGGTAAAGTTTATATAGAAGCTAAAGGTTATTTGCGACCTGAACATAAAGCTAAGATGGTCGCTGTTAAGAAACAACATCCTGAGAAGGATATACGTATCCTATTCTATGCCCCTAATAAGAAGTATGAGAAGTGGGCGATTAAGAATGGGTTTAAGTATGCCTTCTCTACTATCCCTGAAGACTGGTTACTTGGACTATAACGAAGCAGAGAGATTATTAGAGGTTTATTCCTTAGAAGAGATACTAGAAGTAAACGATCTTACTGAGGCTGATGTTCTAGTTACTTTGTTTGAAGAGTTAAATATAGTTAAACCATTATGATGACACATCCTAAAGATAGAGCTGAACGCTTAAAGATTAAGAAGATTAAATTTAATGAAGAGAAAGAAGTCTCCAGTAAAGTTCGGAGACACATCAAAGAACAAATCAAAGACTTGGAGACGCAAGATGAACTTGCATGGGCCAGAACCAGTTCAAGTCGAAGTCTCCTTGGAGCACATCAAGGAGGCGATGAAAGAATACCTCTATAGAAGGGGGTATGCAAAAGGTGCCAATGAATGCATTGCAGATGTGTCATTCGGTGCTCTACATGAAACCAATATAATACCCATTCAGTTTTGGGTTGAGAAAGAACAGGAGGATATATTCACCGTACTTAAATGACACATAACTATCCAAAAGAAACAAAATGGGAAGACTCTCATGCTCAAGTTGAGAGACGAGAAGATCGTAATCGTGCGCGTAGGCGTGCTGAGCGTGAGGGATTGGTACATAAAGGTGATAAGCGAGAACTCGACCACGAAGGGTTTCACCGGACAGGTTCTCTACGCCATGTACCAGTTAGGGTGGTCAGTGAACATGCGAATCGTTCACGACAGCCACCACGGAATTCTTGAACATATAATTAATCTATTGTAAGAAAGGTAAGAACATGAATGACCAGATCACTCCTCAGATGGCTGAGGCTCAGGCTACGCTGGATGCTCTCCACGCAGAAGAGCTCCTCAAGAAAGCGGAAAAGAAAGATCAGACCTTCGTCCAGACACACGAAGACGTGGGTACGGAAACACCAGAGACGAAGGTGAACTAAACTCTACACAAACTAAAACCCCCTGAGGATTTCTCTTCAGGGGGTTTTTTTATGTCTAAGTTAAATTAAATTACTTATCTAAGTTAGGGTACTTCTCTTTAAACCAATCTTCCAGTTGCTGTGTAGTAGATGGAGCAGGTTCTTTAGTATTGTCTACTGCTACATATGGAGCAGGAGGTTTAGGAGCATTTTGTTTATTCAGAGCTCTAACATATTTAACTAACTCAGGATTCTCTTTAATTAACTTATCTGCTTCTTCCTCAGTCATAGGATTCTTATCAAAATCTCTTAGCTGATTAAATTTAGCTTCTTCCTTATCAGACAATGGTTTATTAAACTGAAGTTTATTTAAATCATTTTCAAGAGAATCTTCTCTATTATCATTAGCTTCTGGCATCACATCTGGCTTAATACTTCTAGTCATTACGAATGGATTAGCTTTACCTACACCTGCTGCAGGGATACCGTAATGTAGATTCTTGATCTCACCTTCTGTACCTAGACCTGTATCGTCTTCCCCCATCATAGACAGATGCTTACGAGATGAGAAGTTAAATGGATTGAAGTTATCCTCTCTCATCTTGTTAAGCTGATTATGCATATACTGTAAATACTGATTAGCAGGACCAGCCTTAAGATATTCTATAGCTCTAGCTGCTTCATCTGTAGGCATTAGCATAGCTTCTGGAATAGACATGGTAGTCTCGTGTCCAGGAGATTCAGGGGCATCGTTAAAATGGTCTGCATCTACATGTTGCCAGTCACCCTTCTCAGTAGCATTCAATAGTTGCTGTACTTTAGAATGAGTAACTATACCTACCTTACCTTGATGCTGATTCATAATATCTTCTATGCCACCTAAGACTCTAGTCTTAAAGTCATTGAAAGACTCACCACCAGGGACTTGTATATCTGGGTTCTTAACGTACTTAGATAGAATAGGATCTGCTTCAGCACAAGGCTTACCCTCATAGTCTCCTATATTCCATGTACGTAATCTAGGATCTGTACCTGCT